CCATCCCCTCCAGCATCTCCATCATTTGTAGTCCTCAAATTTTTCACAGGATCTGAATATAATCCGGTTGTTACACCATCGTTGCAGCCGCTTAATTTCTTTTGGCGCATACGGTTTATCGTATATCATCACATAAGGATCGTAGTCTAACTCCCGCAGTTTATAAATCCGGTATAGGTTTTCTTCCATGGTCGTCCCGTAGTTCGTGAGAACATATACCAACCTGCGCCGGTGATCCTGTATCGTCCCGTGCTTTGCATACAGCTCCAGGCCCCTCAGCACCGCCTCCGACTGCTCCATCATATCCCAGGCGAAGTGGATTGTTTTCAGCTTGACCCGGTTCAGGGCGGCTATATTATCCTCAGTCAGAAGTCGCGCGTCTGCCCCCTGGTTGATGTCTACCCACGCCCCGCTGTCTGCCAACTGCCCCAAGAGATCTATGTGGTCAGTGCAGGCCAGTGTATTGGGGTCCATCAGTACAATGTTTTTCTGTCCCCGCCACCACTCAGACAAGTCAGCCACTTTGACCGATCTCCGTCCCTCTTTCCCAGCCACAATGCAAAAGTGGCAGCCTCGTGGGCAACCGCGCGTAAGGAACCCATACGCAGTATCTTTTGTAAGCTCAGGATAGAGTGAATAGTCCGGGTAAATATGCTCAATTTCGTCGGGCAGTCTGTTGTCCAGTCCATACCCCGTCCCGCCCTTGATGATCTCCGCAGTGTTGACCGGCTCCGGGATGTCCGGCGTATAAGTATCGTCAAACACCTTACTCATGTACACTCGATCATACTGCCCCCAGCCCCACCACCACTCCACGGTGTCTCCCTGGGCCTTGTGCCATGCGGACAGCTTCATCAGGGCCAGGTTCGGGTAGTGGTGGCCATCTACATCAATCAGGCCGATTTTCATTCAGCATCTCCATCTCCTCCGCGCTATCAGGCCAAGGAAACCCGAAATCACTCCGCTTGATCTTGCACCCCGGTTCTCCGTCCTTCCAGAACACGATACCTTCCATGTTGTGGGTGCGCAGATATTCCCGTATGCCTTCAAACGACCTCTCAACCTCAATCAGCCAGCGCCCGTGCCGGTCTAAAACATCCTTTCCCATATGATACGGGTTCCCTTGGAAATGCGGGCCGATGGCCTCATATGTGCCATCAACCAGCAAATCTGCGGTGTTGTGGTATGCTTCCAGATACCACTTGTCCGCTGGGTTTCCATCCTGGCATTCTACCCAGTGGGGCCAATGCCCGGTCACCGGGTCAGGATCTTGCTGGCAAGGAATAGATCCCTCTGGAGGCTTCTTCCCCTTTTTGGCATCATAACGGCGGAATAAAGCGCCGCCAAATACAGCGCAGCATAATCCGTCTAGTTTCACCGTTGCGTAGCCGTCACCATTCAAAACCCACTCCAGTCCAGGAGTGACAATCGGTTTAATGCCAACGACTTTGTGGTTTTCGTATTCACGCTCGAACAGAGTAGGAATCTTTTTCATGTCGTCTCCTCCAATTTCTTCAATTCACTTTCGCTCAGAATCGGTGCGCGGGTATTCTGATCGGCCTCATAACAATCCTTCAGGTTCGCATTTCTGCGGCAACAGGAGCATTTCTGGTGCCTTCCCTTCCAGCGGCATCCATTGCAGCACTCCGGGTAAGGCATCACCCCCGCCTCCGTCAGCCGCTTGGCTGCCTCTTTGTTTCCCAACAGGGCTAATTTGATGTCATCCATGTACAATCCCCCTCTCTATGTCCGCTATGGCCTTAAATACCGGATAGAACTGCTGTGGGACTACGGCGTTTCCGTAGCACTGCATCCGCTCTTTGTACTGCGAATATCCCCCCATCCAATCGGGAATCCCATCATCCATTCCGCAAACTGGGGGTTGATGTACTGCCCAATACGTTCCGGGCAGATAATCCCAAGGCTGGAGCACATCGACTGCCCATGCTTGCCGCAGTGCTCCCGCGGTGTCTGCTTGCGTATCAGCTTGTAATCTTGGCTCGCTCTCGGCGACGCCAAGAATGCAAACCCTGTATCTTTCATGGTGCGCTCCGACAGCACAAGCCGGTATACTGAGCGTCCAGACTTCGTAGCCTTCTTTTTCCAAGTCGGAGCATACGGACTCATGTATTGTAGATAGGAGGCCATTAACATTCTCACCAACAACATATTTGGGCTTGAGTTCTCGCACAACACGCAGGAACTCTGGCCAGAGGTGGCGGTCGTCGTTTTCCGCTCGCCGTTTCCCGATGACGCTGTGAGGCTGACACGGGAATCCGCCTGAAATGACATCTGCGGTATGCAGTCCTGTTTTTGCAAAAAAATCATCTCCTGTAAGAGTGTGGATGTCGCGCCAGCGAGGAACATCCGGCCAGTGCTTTTCCAGAACCTTAGTCGGATAATCCGCCCACTCGCATTGTCCCACTGTGGCAAATCCAGCCCATTCGGCGGCAAGGTCGAGCCCGCCTATGCCCGAAAACAACGATAAATGCGTAAGTTTGCGTATGCCCAACTCACGGCCTCCTCTCATCCATCATCAGCCGCACCGGTTCGATCAGTCCGAGATACGCCTTTGCAATGCCGCTGTCTCCGTGTGTCTTGCGCACTTTTGCCTCCCATTGCTCTATCGTGCCTGCAAAGCACCCGCAGCGTACGCCTATACCGCCATCCGTGAGACCGAAAAAGTATGTAGTGCGGTCGCATGAGCCAAACCCTCCGCAGGCGCACATGTGGTAGAATTCGCCGAATTCGCATTTGCACCACTCGCCGAAGCTGCACCACTCGCCGAAGCTGCACCACTCGCCGAAGCTGCACCACTCGCCGAAGCTGCACCGCTTGCCGAAGCTGCACATCTCGCCGAAGCTGCACACCTTGCCAAAACTGCACCCCTTGCCGAAGCTGCACCACTCGCCGAAGCTGCACACCTTGCCAAAACTGCACCCCTTGCCGAAGCTGCACCACTCGCCGAAGCTGCACCCCTTGCCGAAGCTGCGAATATCGCTGTAATCCCCTGTCGGACACTGTTTCTTCCCGTCTATTACGGGCAGTGCGTCAAATTCTGCTTGTGTATATTTTTTCACTGTTCTTCCTCCTCTAAATTTCCCCATTGCTCTGCCATAGCCACGGCGATGCCGTGAAATGTCTTAGAACGTGCTCTCGAACGTTCTTTTGGTTCCAAGTGCCTTGTCGCCATGTGCCAACGTGGTTCCCTTGCGCCGCTTGCGCACTCAATGATTACCGGCTCTACAACTTTGGTCGGCGTAAGGGCGGGAAGCCCGCGCAGCCAAAGCCCGGTCTTTTTCTTCTCAGGGTCTCCGAACATATACGGCTCTATGTACTGGTCCGGCTTCCGGAAGCGAGAGGACATGATCCCTTGCGGATTTTCAATCGCTATTCGCGGGCAATCTGCGTTCCAAAGTGCCATAAAGAATGATATCGCGTCTTCGCGTTGCTTTTCTCTATACGGGAAACGCTCTCTGTACTCAGGTTTGAACCACTTATTCCCTGCATTTGTGAGATATGTGCACGGCGGATGCGCTATAATCAAGTCCCAATGCAGCTTAATAATTTCCAGCGCATCACACTGTAAATGCCATTCAGGGTGTCCACCGCTACATGGCTCTATATCACAGCTATAGGCTTCATGCCCCAGCATCCAGAACGCCTTGCAGACTTCTTGGGATTCTTCACACGCTACCAAGACGCGCATATTCACGCCTCCTCTTTTCTGGCTCAAAGTCCGCCCATCTGCATGCCTTGAAAACCGATTTTTTATTAACCCAGTTAGCAAAATGTCGCTGTTCCTCGGATGGCTCTCCGCTATCATAGTCACGATACGGCTGTGCAAAAGGCGTCACGCCCATTGCGTCTAGCGCTAAAGCCCTCTGCTCCGCCTCAGCCACATCGGTCACGAGCATATAGCACCAGAAACGGGACTTTGCGATGCCAGCTTCTCTCATATAAGCTGTTGCCTGCTCAATCACCGGCAGCATTGCAGCTGTATCACAGCTCAACCGCACAAATCTAATCCAATGGAGTTTTGCCAGCAGTCGAGCTATTTCGGGTGTTATCAGGCGAGCATCTAAGCCTTGGTTGAAGTCGACCCAAACTTTTTCATGTCCCATTTCCTCAATCTGTGTGAGGCCGTGGTCATGTGCGAGTACATTGTTATCAAGAAAAATGATATCACGGCTGCCAGGGCGCTTTATCTGCCGCCATGTTGATGCGGGCTTTATCGCACCCTCTTTCTTAGGCACAATGCACCATGGGCAGTTTCGTATACAGCCGCGAGTGAGAAAGCCGATAGCCTGCGTGAATTGCGGATATATCGAGTAATCCGGCGCGGTTGCTTCAATTTCCGGCGGCAAAGCGCCATAGTCCTTGTAGCCGGTTCCGCCTCGCACTATCTCGTCAGCGTCTATAACGCTTTCCTCGTCGGGCGAAAATGTGAATACTTTGGACATATACACGCGGTCATAATGTCCTCCGAATCCCATCCACCATTCGACAGCATCGCCGTGCGCTTTATGATATGCCGAGAGACGCATGAGCGCGAGATTGGGGAAACCATTATGGCCGTCAACATCAATCAGCCCGATTCGCACATTCACGCCTCCTCATACGGGCTCTCAAGCCCCCAGTCCCAATATGTCCCGCCCTCGTAGGCGTCGCGGAAGTAGTTTCTAACGCCGTCGCCCGTGAACCAGAGATACTCACGCGGCAGCACGCGGCCTACATCGGCCTCGCCCGCTTTTTCGCGCTCCCAGCGAGTCAGGACGTCGGCGGCTATGTCCCGCTGCTCCTGCGCGATCTCGCCGTGCCACGTCGCAAACTGGTGCGGCGCGGTGAGCACCTCCGTGAGCGTCCCATACCCCGCATCCACGCGATTGAGCACGCACCACGCCACCGCCGCCTGCTCCGTCACCGACAGCCCGCGCGCCTCGGCGTAGATCGTCCGCGCGAGCAGGTCGACCTCTGCCTCGTCGAGCGTTATCTCGATCTCCTCGTCCTCTATGTAAACGGGCTTCATCTCGACCACCATAAGTTGGGCTGTAGCTTCAGCCTGATAGTAATCGATTGCCCTAAATTCTGTCGGTATGTAAGTAGCTCCTATTCCAAGTGTGGCCGTGGCTGTAAGCCCGAGTCCGAGTATTCTGATTATGAAACTATGCACTGGTGTCGACCCTCCTGTATTTTCTGATGTGCCTCTGAGCTGTTCTAATGCTCACCCCCAGAGCTCTGCTTATCTCATAGGCTGAGCCGCCTTCATTGACTACCACGCGAATATGATCGCGGCTATTTTTCGTTGCTCTTGCATGGCAGTTGACGCAATCTTTCTCCGAGAATGGGCAGTTGAGACACTTGTCTATCTCGGCCTGTTTTTGAGCCGGTATTCTTTTGAGCGGCACGTGGGCATCGGGAGAATCCCACGGCCTGGTCGCAAATATGTATACCTCTATCAATTCGCCGACACCTCTCTTATCGCGATTCCGAATCGGTCACGGAGCATCTTCCGCTTCATGAGATACGTTTTGGTCCTTGTCGGGTTTGACTTGAAATCTTCGACAACTCGAACAGTTCTGGATCCCTTTTCGTCGAGCTCCCAGTATGTAAAATCCGCTGTGTAAATTATTGCCCTCACCCTGTCGCCTTCTGCGGTCGTGTAGGCTTCCTGCAAAGTGAAGTTTTCCTGCAAACGGAGGTCGTCTATCTTCCCAGCTTTCAACAGGAGCGCGAGCTCATCATAGCGCTTTGCCTCGCCCTTTGAGTCGAACGTGAAAATCCGGCCGTTTGGCATGGTACGCTGCGTCTTGCGGGCCCGATACTTGCTTTCTTTTGCCAGCTCCTGTTTTTGCTCCTGTGTCGCACTTTTTTGATTGCCGTGAGAGTTCTCTATCATCGTTGCGAGCTTGGAGATGTCTCTGTCCCGCTGCTCGTCCATCTTGGCGGCTATCTGCTTCCTCGCCCACTCAGGCAGATTTTGGATGTCGGCAAGATCAAATCTCGCGCCCATCGCCTTCAACCTCAATCAAGGCAGCTGCCTTGTTCAGCAGTGCCGCAACGTACAGATGGTCGTTTTGCTTCCAATTTTCCCTCGACAACTTGGCAAGCTTCAAATGCTTCTGTGCTTCCAGCTTGATAGTCGTCACTATTTCAGTCCTCGTCATAGCTTCTCCTTTTCCGTTCGGCCGTCCGAGGCACCTCGTCGTCCAGCTCTGTGAATTCCATATACCGGCCGTCAAATCTCATAGCCAGAGTGCCGGTGCGGCCACGGCGGTTTTTGGCGACAAAAACTCCAACCTTGCTTTCCTCGATATCCAGATTCCAAAGCAAAATGATCTTGTTGGCATTTTGCTCAAGTTCTCCGCTGTCACGCAAGTCGCGGATAGTGGGCATGTCCGTGTCGTTCTTGTCTCTGTTGAGCTGTGATAGCGCCAGTATCGGCACTTTCAGTTCTGCCGCCAACAGCTTGAGATTTCTGGATATAGCGCCTATCTCAAGGTTCCTGTTGTCGAATTTCTTGCCTGATGGCATAAGCGTCACAAAGTCGATGATAATGAGCGCAAGGTCTTTTATGGCGTGGGCCTGCGCCCGCATCTTTGCTACCGTCGTTGTCGGGTCGTCGTTTATGATTATCGGCAGGCCGCTCAGAGTCGCCGCAGCACGGCTCACCTCGCCCCAAACATCGCCTCCCTGCGGCCATTCCACGATCAACTCATCCATCGGCACTCCCCGCTGCGCCACGAATCGCTCGGCCAGTTCCTCGGCCAGCATCTCATACGAGTAGATGAGCACTTTCCCACCTTTCTCCGCCACATGCCGCGCGATGCTCAGTGCAAATGCGGTTTTGCCGACCGCGGGCCGGGCGCCAAGCAGGACGAGGTTCCCGCCGAACATTCCCTTGAGTATCCTGTCGAGTTTTTGAAAGCCTGTGTCGACTCGAATTTCCTTGTGTCCTTTCGACCCGTACATGCTCGCCAGGGCGTCCGACAGCGTCTTCATCCGCCTTGGCGTCGTCGCCTCCAGGAAGTTCCGGCAGGCGTCCATGATAGTCGTGGCAAGCACGGTCGGATTCGTCTCCATTTGCGCCACGCTTATAGCCTCCCGCAGCGCCGCAGCTCCCGCAGCCCTATGTACTATCTCGGCGTGCGCTTCAACGTTGGCGGCAGTCGGGGTGATTTCCATGCACTCGGCAACAAATCTGTTTGCTTCATCCGGCGGCATGATGGAGCCGAGCGCTCCCGCTGCGATGACGCAGTCAAATGGCTTCCCCCTGAAATAAGCCTGCTTTGCCGTGTTGTATATCTCTGCGCAAGCTGGGATAGTGAAATCTTCGGGAGCGACCTTATCCTGTATGGCGGCTATACACTCAGGTGAAATGCAGAGCGCGCCGATGATGCTGTATTCAAAATTAGCCTGTGCAGCGCGCGCCTGGGGAAATGCCGTTTCACTCAACGCTTATCGCCTCCCATTTTGGCCATTAACTGTACAAACTGCTTTCGGAACTTTTCGCCTCCCAATATGTTGTTCTGCCAGAAAGGGTCTTTCTGCGAGAACTCCAGCACGTCGGCTATCGTGTCCCAGTCAAAGCCGTCAATTCGGTTTATCTTGTCTATATGCCCGGCCCAGGACTGAATCTTCCGCTCGTCAGCTAACTTCACATTGGGTAGACGCTCACTTATGCGGCGAGCAAGGTATCGTGCTGCTTTGTAAGGCTCGCTGTCGTGATCGAAAACCTTTGCACTCTTCTTGCCACTTGTCGCAGCCGGCGGATTTTCCGACGGTTGTGACGAATAGATATTATTTAATTTATTTTTATTTAATTTAATTTTATTTAGGCCGTTATTCCCGGATAAACTGGTGTTTTTCGGAGAAATACTAGGGTTTTTCTCGGAAATATCCTGTTTTTGGCGCACTTTAATAAACCCCTCGGTTTCAGCTTCGTTTAAAAGCCAGAGATTACCGTCTACCTCAATTTCTCTTTTCATCCCTTTGCAGGAGCTTTGAAATTGGGTCTGTATACCGTGGGAAGAGAGAACCTTTACCGTACTGAATAGTTTGCTGTCAAGCAGTGACTTATCCAGCAGGTAGTGCAACATCAACCCTATTTTCTCAAGGCTGCAATTCAGGTCTACGGCAGCATCCTCAAGGAGGTCGTCTGTGCATTGGACGTAGTATCCGTTGCTGTACGCCTCACAAAGTATGTAGAGGTAAAGCGCTGCTCCGTCAGACCCGAACTTTGCAACCAGTCGCCTTATTCGACGATCCTCGAAAAACTCGACATCCAGAGGGAAGTAGTGCAGGCCACGTTTCTGCGGTCTACCCATCTTACGAGTTTCTCCTTTCAGATGGACGGCATGTAATCGTCATACCCGCTCTCATCTGTATATTCCGGCTCTTCCCCCTCGACGCCGGCTTCGCCAGGCTCTGGCGTCAGAGATGCACTCGGCTGGGGCACGAGGAAATCACACTCCAGCTCCGTCCACACCTTTTGCTCACCACTGCGGCACGTGTACTCTCGGGTCGTGACCACACCGCAGGCAAGGACACTGTCGCCCTTTTCGAGGCAGGCGGCGAGGTGAGACAGTTCCCGCCTCGCCGAACAATTAAAGAAGAGCCCGTTAGACCTTTTCCCGCTTTCATCGCGGGTCGCACCGTATTTCACGCTGAAGCTGGTCTTGCCGCCATAGCGTTCATCAAACTTTGCATCCTTGCACACGGTGCCGGTGAGGATGACATGGGTCTCGCCGGTCTGTGGATTCTTCCGTGCAATAATCATCTCTCATCGAAGAAACTGGACTGTACATCCTCAGCTGTCTTCGCGGCTGTCGTCCCATTAGCCGTTTCAGGCTCAGCGTTGGTCTGTGAACGGCTTTGAGTGTTCGGAACATAGTGACCTGCCGAGGAATTTGTGGCGACACCGGCGGGGACGAGCGCTCCCGAAGGCGTGTTCTTGTTGCTGTCCTCAAACCTCTTGTCAGCGTCAAGCGCCATTTCCATATCAATGGAAAGAGGAGCAAAGCCACTGTTAAGCAGAGCGCGGATGACTGTTTTCCTACACATCATCTCCTGCGCTCTCCCTGTGTCGTACCAAGGAGAGGACAGTTTTGCTACTTCGGAGCTGGGTAGTTCGCCCGCCAGGAGCTTGTTGTACTTTTCGAGGCTAAAGGCTGGAGCATAGCGGTCAGCGTGTTCGAGTACCTCTTCTCGGGTCCAATATACCGAGTGGGCAAATCCGTTATTCAGCAGAAAGAAGGCATAGTAACCGACAACAGGAAGTTGCTTTCTTTCCTCATCATCGCCGATAAATTCAAAACAGGGCAGCCCTGTCACTTGGTCCTTGCCCTTATACTCCCCATCTCTGACATCAAGAGCGCCTATGCCGCGATAAAGCCCAGTCCGTATTGCAAGCTGTATGTAACCCTTGTAGCCCAATACAAAGGTCGCCACATTACCAAACGGGACAATGCTGTACTGACCGAGAGCCAGAGATAGGTTCATTGCTTCGCCATTCAGTGCGGCTGCGACGATGCTATCCGGCGAGCAGGTGCGGAGCTGTTCTGAGGCCGACACGGTGGATATGAGTGTCGAAACCAGCCTTGCGGCGCGCTTGGGGTCTGCAACGCTCTTATCTATCATGCTCCGCATGGAGGGCGCATTGATTATAGAACTGAATGATGTGCCCTGTGTGGCGCTCGTGAGTGAATTTGCTGCTTTCAATTAACTGCCTCCTTTTCGGGCACACGCCCGTATTTTATTCCGTTGGCTTTCAGCCATTGTCCCAACGCCTTGAGCTGGCTCGGTGTACACCACACGCGGAAGTCTGTGACAATCAGCTCCTCTTTGTGGGGCGCAGTCGGCGGCCCAGCCTCGGGCGCGTCCATGCGTTCTTTTGATTCCTCCGCCGCCTTGTCGCGCTCTTCTGCGAGCCGCTTCCTTTCCGCAGCAATCTGTTCGGCGCGCGCCACATAAGAGGCGTTGAGCTTCAGCGCGGCCGACAGGTCATGCCGCTGGATATAAGCGTTTATCACAGCCGCTTCCCACGGGCTGTGAAGCGAAGTAATCGCATCTACATCGCTGCGTATCTTCTCTATCGCGGAGTCGATCTCGGCTTTCGCCTTATTGATGGAGCATGACGTATTGCTCCATGAGGGACTGAATATATCGCCCCATACAACCAATTCTTTCTCGATGAGGTCCGAAGCTTTCTCGTCGAAATACGCCTTGAGTGTCTCTCTCTTCTCGGCGCGACGAGCCTCCTCGTAGGCTTTTATCTGCCCGTCAAGGGCCCCGGCAGCCTCGTCGCAAAGGGCAGTCAATTCCTTGCACTTGGCCTCAAAAGCCGCCAGCGGCGTGTTGTACGCTTTTTTCACAACTTTTCGCTGCTCGTCAATGCGCTCGGCTATCTTTCTTATCTTTGCGCGGTCGGCTTTCGCCGCCGGCATACCGTCTTCGGTGACCACCATGGTCCGATATGCAGCGAGCTCTCCATTAAGCCAGTTCTTCAGCTCGTCGAAGTTTGCGTCAATGACGGAATTGCTGACAGTTGCGAGATCTCCGCGGAGTTCAAACTCAACAACAGCCATCCGGCTCCGCCTCCTCGCTCTGGTATTGAGTTATCGCCCTGAGCTTGTCCGCCCAGCGCTCGTCTATCATCCCCTCCGGAACGTTGTCGTTCACGACTATGGCCGGGGAGTTGCCCTTATAGGTCGGTGCGATGACTTTGTCGCCCTTTTTGAGCGGCAGTTCAGTGGTGTATGAGTAGGCTCTTCCGGTATATTCACCGGTCACCTCATTCTTGTAGGCCACGGAAACGTATTTCAATTTTCCGATTCTCCTTTCGCATTTACGTCAGTTCAGCCCATTAAGCACAATGGGCGGCATTTCATTACTCTGCACATATCCCATGAAGCGTATCTCCCGTTCGAGTACGAGTTCAATGTCATCGGTGTGCTCAGAGCGTTCAAAATAATACTCTCGGTACTCGCAGGCATCCCCCTCCAAGTTCAGGAGGAACGCTGCCAACCAAGCAAAATCGGCTCCAGTCGCGAGCATCTGGTGACAGACTTGGCAGAAGTAGTACGACGGCACCTGGCCGCGCCACTTTGCCCAGTCAGAGCGCTTCCCGCAGCGCGAGGATTTTCCTTCGTATATCCCGTGCCGGCCGGTTGCTTTCTCTAAGAGCTCGCCGTCAAGCGTGGCAAAAAGCCACGGGCGCTCAGGCTGATACAGGATGTCGTATGGGTAATATTCGACCTCATACTCGGGATGCTTCACCGCGAATATCTGACGCACGGGCGATTCGAGGCTCTTCCCAAGTTCGACCGCTTCGTTACCATCAAGCTCGAGGCCCTGGGCTTGCCCGGTTTTCTCGAGCCACAACTGCAAGTTGCTTTTCCATGGGGACAACCCCATCACCGAGGCGGCATCGCTTGCTCCGAGTCCCCTGCGTCGGCCCCTTAGCCAGGATTGCCTGTCATCAAAATGCAGGCGCTCACAAGAGACTATCATCTGTCGGATGTGTCGCCTGCGTCGGCCAGCATCTCGCTGTAGGATGTGGTACTGATGAGCTCAGCGGTGGGCATCTCGGAGAGTTCCTCGGCGATCACATGCAGCGAGCAGCGGCGACGCTCTTTTATGTACATAGCGCACTTTGACTTGCCGCAGCGGATGCGCTCCTCGCCCTTCGAGAGCAACGGGCAGAAATTTGAGATTTTCAGTGTGTTTTCCATGTTTTTGACTTCCTTTCGTTTTTCAGAATTTTATCGCCTCGCGAAGATCCTCCGGCGGTATGCCCAGCTTTGACGCCAAAGTGGTCACCTCGCCGAGAGTCCAGTCGCGTGAGCTTTTCTGTTGTCTTATTCGGCGATGTGTCGTGGCTTTTGACCATCCAACCAGCGCGCCAAACTCTTCATCCGTGAGCGCAAGGGCTTCTTTTCTGCCGAGTAGGAGTTCAAACACCCGGTCGCGCCTTCGCTCTCTTATCTGACTTGCCATCTTTGTCTTCGGCACGCTCATCGCCTCCTTTCTGGCTCTTAAATGCCTCTTCAAATGTCAGTCCCGTGAACGCCAATATCTTTCGTATCAGTGACAGGTCCATACGACGACGTCCGTACAGAGCTGCACTTACCGCGTCATATTCAAGGCCCACGTTTCGAGCAAACCCCGACAGGTTACCGCGGCAGTTCCTCGCTATCCATTCAGCGAGCACAGGATAGTTTTGGTAGACCTTCCCAAGCCGTTTTCTAGCTCTCGCGAGCTCAGTCTCGGAAATTCCCTTCGGCTCTGCTTCCGCGTCTTTGAGTTCGCCTTGGAAGCGGTGCATCCTGGAATATACCGCCTGCTTTGATACACCGTATCTGTCGCCTATACTCTGATATGAGAGTCCCGCAGCTCGAAGCTTTATCATCTCTTCGAGTGTTGCGCGTTTCACAGCCATGCCCCCAATCACCAGAGAGAGGCTATGCAATCAACGACGACATTACCTATCTGGCTGAGTATGAAAAAAGGCACACCATAAAGAATGAGACCGCCGAACAGATCAGACTGATGCTCCATCTTCCTTTGTGTGCCCTTGCTGAGACCGTATTTCATTTTCCTTTCCCCTTTCTTTGAAAAAACTAACCTGCTTGTCTCCCTCCTCCGTCGTGTGATAAAATCCGAGTTGGAAGGAGTGAGCCGTATGCACGATTACGAAGTCCCCATCTCATATGGGATGACTACCTCCGGCGACCGCATCGAAAAGAAAATCAATGAGATGAACTCAAAACTGTCGCCGCTCGAAGATCTGCGTCGGATTGCCGGCGCCGCCGAACAGCGGGCGCAACTTGCGGCCAACGAGGCGTAGGCGGCGAGAAAGGACGCAGAGTATTCAAAGCGTATCTCCGTTGTCTCATTGCTTCTTTCTCTGATTGCCGTCCTTCATGATTTATGGCCGAACATTATTGCGGCGGCATCGTGGCTAATACAATGTCTACAAGAATTGTTATGAGCAGCACAGCCGCCGAAAATCCCAACGAGAAACATGCCAAATCACGTGCCGGGATTTTGTCGAACCATTCTGACAACTTTTTTCTCATCCAGCTGCCCCTCTTTTCCGCTCACAGGCTCCCATAAAACGCTTGTTTACAAGCGTTTTTCGTGATATTCGTAGAATATCAGCGATTTTTGTCAACTTGCATAAACTTAGCAACTTGAGATTGGCATATATCCGAAGCATCAATTAGATGGTTTGCCAATCCCGAGTAGATAGTCGACACTGCAATCAAACAGTTCGGACATCTCTATAAGCTTGTTAGCTGGGATATCGCTCGAGCCACGCATCCAGTTCTTGAGGGTGCTATAGGAAACTCCTATCTGTCTCGCCAGTTCAACTCGCGTCCATCCTCTCCGTGCGCGTTCCGCGTCAATATTGGGAAACACCAATTCGCCACCTCCTTGCCAAATTTACCCAAATCGGGTTAATCTTGTATTAAATATACACCCATTACGGGTCTATGTCAAGGCTTTGATGAAATATTTTTACCCATTTCGGGTTGATTTTTATTGACTGATTACCCGCTTTTTAATATAATGTAAATATGAAATGACAAGGTAGGTGATATTAAGTGACACTAAGCCAACGTTTAGTCAAAGTCCGCGAAGAAAACGGTTATACTCGCAAAAGGCTGTCAGAAGAGCTTGGTAAGCCATATGCCACCATTACAAAATATGAGACCGGCGAACGTGAGCCAGGGCATTCATATATCGTTGAAATAGCGAAAAAGTTTGGTGTGTCCGCCGATTATATCCTCGGTATTGATGACAATACAGACACAAAAAAAGCCCCAGCCGTATCGGCTGAGGCCAAACATATTGCTCGTATATTCGATTCTCTTGACGCGCACGGCAAAGACATGGTCAAAGTCGTTGCCGAACGCGAACGCGCCCGCATGGAGGAAGAATCAGCTGTCAAGACTGATATGGAGGCAGCTCCCGCCACTAAAACTATCCCCTTGTTCGGTGCCAGCTTCGCCGCCGGTAAAGGCGAGCCCGATTTCGGCAATATGTGGGAGGACTATGAGGTGCCGGTAGATACCAAGGCTGATTTTGCGGTGAAAATTAACGGCGACAGTATGGAGCCATATCTCCATGACGGCAGCATCGCTCTGGGCCTCCGCCAGACTCCAAAAGATGGAGACGTCGCGGCTCTGCTGCTCGATGGCGAATTTCTCGTCAAGCAGGTCTGCCAGGATATGTACGATAATGTCTATCTGTTCTCGCTCAACCGCAAGCGTTCGGACGCCGACGTGACGATCTGGCACGACTCCGGCCGCTCGCTGAGCTGCTTCGGGACTATCATCATGAAAGAGGATGTTCCGCTGCCGACTGAATAAGTGTCTTTATTGCTCTACGGAGTAGAAAAGTGCTAGGCAATATTGAGGTGAAATATGAAATGAAAAAAATACTAGCAATTACTATAGCGATGGCACTTTTGTGCTCTTTCTCCGCTTGCGCTAGCAACGCCACCGAAAGTGCCGACCCCTCTACTGACACTCTCGAAGCTCGTATCGACGAGCTAGAATCAGAAAATGCTGAACTAAGAGAACAACTTGAGGAATTAGAACGGAACTCTCCTGCACCATCGTCGTCTGTATCCCAAGTAGATGAATCTACAAATACGGTTGTAGACATCGGCACAAAATCTTCACTGGGAGATTGGAATATCACAATAGACAGCTTTGAATGGACTGACAGTATTGCAGCCGATTACGCCGGTTCATTCAAGCCGGATGATGGGAATCAATTCGCAGTAGTGCATACAACGGTTTATAATGCCGGGAAATCCGCTGATATCTTCTTGCCGTCCTATTCATCAGGTGCCGATGTTAAGACAAAAGTGCTGTACGGGGATGGGTATGAATTCTCATCATCGTCTCTGCTTGGATATAGTAGGGACTTGCACGACACACACGTCAACCCGCTCTCAACTACCAGCGGTGTTATAGTGTTTGAAATTCCAAACAGCGTAGTCGACGACAGCGGTGATCTCTTCATAGAATTTTCAGCGAGTGATTGCGCCGTTCGATATCAATTACGATAAGCAGGGGGGACCGTGCCACGCCGCGCGCAAGCTCCAATTCCCCAAAAAAGAAATCCCCGCCTGATGTTGGCGCATCAGACGGGGGGAAATGAAAGGGTGCAGAAAACTATGAACTTTGGCTTCTCTGCCCCTTGATATTAACACATTTCGGGGGTAAAGTGCAATATGTTATGCAAAAAATGCAAAAACGAGATCCCGGACAACGCTATCTTCTGCCAGTGGTGCGGAACTCGTCAAATCAAAGAGCGTAAAAAGAAAGAGGCTATCAAAGTCCCAAAACCTCGTCAACTTGCAAGCGGCAGTTGGTTCATACAGATGCGCCTGGGCGGCGTCAGTGTACCCGTCAATGCCCATAGTGAAGCAGAGTGCATCCGGCTTGCGACAGCTATCAAAACCGAATATATGGGCGGCAAGAGGAAATTTACACCCGCCTTAGAGTTGACTCTCCGCGAGGCCATAGAGTCGTATATCAACTCAAAAAGCAATGTTTTATCTCCATCCACGCTCAGAGGCTATAAAATCATAAAAAAACACAGATTTGATAAACATATGGGCACTAAGCTCAAAGAGATACGTGATTGGCAGAGTATCGTTAATGAAGAAGCCAGCCTCGTCTCAGCTAAAACAGTCGCCAATGCGTGGGGACTGGTGGCTGCCACACTGCACTTTCACAACATTCCTTTTGACGAGCCTAGCCTCCCTATGATCCCGAGAAGCGAACGCCCTTGGCTGGACTATGAACAAATTGAAGTATTCATCAAGGCTATCCGCGGCAACAAGTATGAGTTGCCGGCGCTTCTCGCTCTATCGTCTTGCCGCTGCTCTGAAATACTTGGAATACGCTCAAGCAACATCGACCTAGAAAATGAGTGTATCACCATCCACGAAACCATCGTGCCGGACTCAGACAACAAATGGGTAATTAAAACTACTGCGAAAAACAACACTTCACAACGCAGCGTTCCCATACTAATTCCACGGCTCAGGCGGTTACTCGAGATCATCCCGAATGACAATAGTTTCATCGTAACGTGCCGAGCCCCTACACTATTTAGGAACATAAACAAGGTTTGTTCTGATGCAGGATTGCCTCTTATCGGTGTACATGGCCTGCGCCATTCTTTCGCCTCACTGTGTTACCATTTGAATATTCCGGAGGAAATGTGCATGAGCTATGGTGGTTGGTCTAATCGTAACACTCTACACCGCATTTACACTCATCTAGCCGAAAAGGACAAGCAAAAATGGAATGAGTCCATCCGTACTTTCTACACCAATATCGATACAAAGTCCGGTACATAGACCGGCTATTTTGTTAGCATTTTTGTTAGCAAATTGCAATTTAAAACGTGCTAACAAGGCACTTGAAAAAGAAATTTGACTATCAAATATGAAATTATCAAAATCCCGCAAAGCATTGATAAATAAGAAAAACCTCGCAATCACAATAGATTGCGAGGTCTTCCTCTGTGGCGGAGAAGGAGGGATTCGAACCCACCAATTATCATTATAAAACCACTGATAAATCAGCACTTTTAAAGCTCATTAGCATTTTTGTTAGCGTTCTTCCTTTAAATATAAAAGCCGCCCTTTTCGGGGCGGCTTCGTTCGTTTAAGCAAGACGCTGAGCCGTCCAACGGCGAACAATGCCCTCGAACGCCGCGCGGAGCTTCGCGTCCTGTGCGATGACAGTTAGCTTTGTGACCGCGTTGGCTTCTTTGGCTGTGGCGCCGTTACGGCGCAGACGCTCGCGCAACCGCGACTGCCTCGCGGTGAGGTTACAGCCTATCTCGTTCTCAAGCTCGGCGTACATATCGCCGCGCGTGGTCTGGTGATTCAGCCCGTATCCCTCACAGAGTCGGTTGATCGCGCGGTTCATCTCCGCCTGCCAGTCATCCTTTGATACGGCCGGCAGTGAGAAGAGCGCCACAGTCTCACTGAACTTGCGAGTGACGTCCCTGTTCGCCTGCTCGAGTTCGGTCATGCGCTGCTCGACCTCCATGTTTATCTGGGCCTGAGCGTAGAACATCTCTGCCGATGACTTCGGCCGTCCCTGATAGCTCCCGTGCTTGCGGAGAGCTGGCAGCACCTCGGAAGTCACCCAGCGCTTGAATTTCTTCGCGCTCGGCAGCTTGCTTGACAGGACGAGTGAATACAGCCCGCTTTCGTTGATGATGGTCATTTCCTGTGCTCCGGAGGGGGTGTCTATTTTAGACACCCCCCTATCTTCGGAGTCAACACGTTCACGAACGGCCTTTGTCGGCTCTGCATATCCCAGCGCCGTGGCGACATCCTTGCCGACGAACCACGGCTCGCCGTTCAGCTCGATTATGCGCATATCCCCAAACTCGGGATTGTTGAAAATTTGCAGCTCGTTCATTTATCTTCCTCCTATGCAGTATGTCGGTTGAGAAAAGCCGTCATGTCGCTCGGCCTCATGGCCGCAAAATGTACGGCGTCCATCGTGCGGATTGCGTGCAGCATAGCCAGCGTGTCGCGTACACCCGCGTAGAGCTCAAGTGCGAGCTCAAAATCCTCTTCCCAGTCGCCCTCAGCGCCATTGCGTATCTTCTCGACCGTGGCAAACAGCCTCTTGCGGCGCTCGCTGAGAGTGGCGTCAGTCATAAGCAGTTCGTCCCACTGGTTGTTATCCAACGCTGCGAGTGGGCTTTCGGATAGTTGTGCTGTGCTTTTCGGTAGCATAAAATTACCTCCATCAGGTTTTTCTTGAATGGAAGTCTCCGTCATGGTATAATAAATTTACCGCGAGGGAAACCTCTTGGACATAGAAGCAGTCTGTGCATATGGAAGTGAGCAGATTGCTTCTATTTATTTATCTAGGGTCTTTTCGACAAGGTCGATCCCCTTTTCGATTACCTCGGTTCTCGATATACCTAACTCATCGGCACAGCGCTGCAATTTTTCTGCCGTCTCCTGAGTCAATCTCAGACCGATGCTCACGTTTTTGGTCACGTCCTTGCGTGGTCGTCCCATTTTCGGAGACATTGTATCACCTCACTTTTTGCTCCTGCAATAAGTATATTATTGCTCTAGCAAAAAGTCAAGCACTTTTTTCAGATATCCGCCCCGATCATAAAAGCGATAGCGCGGCGGATGCCCTCGGATGTGCTGATATCGTTGGCGGCGCAGTATTCGTCGAACTTGCACACGAGGTCGTAGTCCATGGCAGCATGGATCTGATAGGTCTTTCTGTCGGCTTCGCTGCGGCGCTTGCGGCCATACGGGGTCTGCTCCGGTCTTGACGGCTCCGGCGGGCGGCGCTGCTTTTTCTTGGAGAGCGCCTCAGACTTTTTTGCCGGCTGCCTGGGCTTTGCCATAGTTTTACCCTGCACCGGCCCTTTGCCACGCGCAAAGCAGTCAACGCAGACGGGATACGGACATGAGAGGCAGGCGTCGATGCGCTCCTGGCTATCACCTCCACCTGGCTTGTTCGCCGGGCCGCGTCCGCTCATATCTTCTTCCCTCCATGACGATATGTCCGGTTTTTGTTGTACTGGTGCCTCATCTGCAATAGCTCCATAGAGTCGCCGCCGTTCCGGTCAATCCAGGCGGTAAGCTCGCCGACAACTGCCGCAAGCCGCAGCGCCGCAGAGTGCGTACCGCTGGCCGTATACCAGCGCATATAAGCAGCTGATACCATGGCGTGCCAGCGCCCGATGAGCCCAGCAAATGTAGCGTCTTTCACAGGAACTGGGATATCCTGCATGTTTTCGCGCCGCTCGTGAGCCTCTCCGATCAGTTCTGCCGTATCGAGATGTTCTTTCCCGAACCAATCGAAGATACGGAGGACGGCATCAGCCAGCTCGACCGCCACGCCTTTCGGATCACTGTCAAGCGAATTCAACTCGCACACTCCGTCGGACCAGTCGCCACACCCATTACGGAGGCACGGAGAACCATCGCTGCTCGTACAGAGCTGGTAAAACTCCGGGCGCCCAAGCCTGTATTCTTCAAGAGCCTCCGAGAGCTCGCTATGTATCAAAGCAACTATCTCGTCAAAGGGATGTTCTTCCTCCCACCATCCATGCTTGACAGCGTTGTCGTGCACCTCAAACGCAAAATCAGTTAAAGTCATTATGTCTTGCCTCCCCATGCAGCTGAATCATTTTCTCTCTGACTAATTTATCTACGACTTGTCCGGGGCGCGAATATCCGCACATTCGGGCAAGTTTTTCTATATTCGCCGCCGTCTGCGCGGTGACCAGGAGATAGAGCCGGCGCATATTTTTCTTATTCCCCACAGCCAGCCACCTCTGCACCTATGTTGATGATTGCCTCGTCGTTCGCTACAACGACAATATGGGACTCGCGGTTCCCTTCGACCCCGCCCGCGCGAAGCGCCTGTTTCAGCGCTTCATTCTCGATCTTGAGGACGGTGTTTTCCTCGATGAGTGCGCACAGCTCACGCGCCCACCACGGCGCCGCAGCGCCCACAGACTTCCTTTCGTACAATTCAGCACCTACTTTCTTCATAGATGATTTTAAGACCGTATGCTTCAGCGGCCTCATGCTCTATGCGGCAGCCGCGAGCCTGTTCCCAACCGGCGCAGAAATACGCAGCGTGACAGAGAGACATGTTTTCAAGCGACTTTGCGAGGAAACACAGCGGAATCTGAACCACTCCGCGTTTCTCCATGTTTTCCCGACTGTACCACTCGTCGGTGAAAAGGGTGTTCACGATCTCATAACCGGCCGCTTGAAGCGCTTTCACAGCTCGCTCACGGGTCTCCGCGATCTCGCTCTCACTCTTCCCCGCCATCGGCTGCGATAACATTGCTTTTAGCCTTTCCATTCAATTACCTCCTTGCACTTTCCATTCTTGATTTGTCCAATAAAATCTTATGAGCTATGCGCAGCTTGTCCGCATCGAAATAGCCGAAATGACAGTCAGCGGCTGGTATGCCCATCTGCTCAGCCAGCCACGCATACATCTCGCGCCGGTGCCGCTGCGGATGCTTGTCTCCCTGCCACATCGGATCAAAAATAGCATGGCAAATGCGCTTGAGATACCGCATCTCGGCGTCGGCCAATATCCCGAGCGCGTCACGCGGCCGCGGCTTATGCGTTCCAACATACGCCCCGCACGACATACAGAGATAGCATCGTCCGCTGCCGAACTCGCGGCCGTAGATCTTCGCATTGCTGGTATAGACTACCTCGCCGCCGCAGAGGTTACACTTTGTCGGATGTACGTCTATCATCACTCACACCTCCAATACACGCTTTGAAATCTCCCCTGCGCATTGTTCAAGCAATGTTCGCTCACGGATAAAGAAAGCCGCTTCCCTTTGCGGATGATGAAGTTTAAGCATTTGCATAAGCGCAGATATGAAAAGTTCCGCTATCCATTCCGGCTCCATACCGCAGCCCACTTCGATGATGTAGCGCATCGAGGGGTCGAAATGTGTTATCAAGTTCACCTCCGCAGGCAGGGGAGAGCCATCGTTCCCAGTGACATGCGTCGAAAAATCTACCTCCGGGTGCCGCTCCTGAAACAGTCTGGAAATCCCCTCGCACTGTTCAATCGCCAACTGATTATTCATAACTCGACGCCTCCTGTTCAAGCCATTTGCGGACAATATCATATATGCCTTTCGGTAGAAACCGATATTTATCTTTAAACAAACGAATCAACGTCTTGATAAGAATCCGGTCAGGATGCTTTCTTGCTCGGATGATAATGACCGCGCATCCCCTTACGAAATATACATCAGCGGTCGAGTGTCCAATTGTTCTTTCCACTCTCCACTCAAAACGCAGCTCTGGGAATTGTTGCTGAAATACCCATGCTGCCTTTGCGCACCGAGCAACTGATTGCTGATATTTATCCATCAGTCTCCACCTCCTCCGATTAGCTTCAACGCCTCCTCATAAGCCTCACGCAGATTAACGAACTCCGATTCCTCGCCGCCGGCGTCCGGATGCACGACGCGCGCCAGCTGCTTATACCTCGAACGCACCTGACCAGCATCTGACGGCATCTCGGAAAAGCCCAGCCTCACAAGGCATCCAGGCAACTCCACCTTCTCCGGCAGACACCGCATCCCAGATATCCATGTGCTCAGCTCATATATCCCACGCTCAGACATCCGAGCCAGATCCTCAAGGCTAAGCACAATCTGTGCAAAGCAGTCCGTGCCGCCTTTCAACTTGATATCCCGCTGCGCGGCTTTCGTCAACGTATGCTCAAATCTGTACAGCTCGCCATCGAGCCGAAACTCTACCCACGCTCCGTGACGATCCCAGTTATAATTGCAATCCCCTGCGCCGAACCGCGCCATGACGCGCTCTAGTTTCTTTTCGTAGTCGACGACAGAACCGTATTGCTTCGTCATAAAAAACACCTCCTAATTTTATTGTTTGTACCCTCGTCAAGCGTTTGTGTCGCTTTTCTCCGATATAGCGCCGATATTTTTTAAAAAATTTTTTGAACCGCCAGACCGAGGATTTAGGTAGAGGTGAAATGATGAACCGTGACCGGTCGATGAACAGGTAGAGGCGGGGCCGATGAACAGGGATGCACGGGGAAGTGCTCCCGCCTATCGGCGGAATGATTTCCAGTTTCTACCTGTAAACTAGGGGGTGGGGCCTGCATCGCGCCGCCCTCGGGGTCTGTTTTTGCAAGTTTTCATTCGTCAAAAATAGCACTGCGGCAACATTACCAATCATAATGTTGCCGTAGTTTGTTTTTTATTATTCATATTGCACAATTCATTACCCTGTATTTGTGCTGTTTGTTGTAATATTATGAAGCCTCGCCGCTTTCGCGTTTCACGTTTCATTTCATGCAATTTCACGTTTCAAGTTTTGTGAAATGCTCCGCCCGTTTAACAGGCCGCGGGCGGTGACTCTTTTCCCGCGCTCGTTTTGCCGCTGCTTGCGCGCTGCTCTCCGCGTTGCTTACACGCTCGTTTTTGCCGGTGTGTGCTCGTGTGCTTGCGTGTCGTGCCACTAGTACCGGCGGCTTTATCAGCCATCTTCGGGGCGGCTCCGGCCGCTATGGTTGTTGTTTGGCTCGCTTGTCTCTCTGTCTGCTTTTTTGTAATCATCTATGATTACTATTTGTTGTCGCTCTTCTGTCGATTGCTATATATCCCCTTTCACCAAAGAGAAAAAGAAAGAAATATAAAAGAAAGAAAAAGAGAAAAGTTTTCCCCCATGGCAAGGGGTGCGGCGTGGCTTTGGCGAGGACATAAAGAGAGAGACCGCCGGAGACGTTGGCGGGCATCCTCTGGCGGGCTTGGTGTGTCTGGTATCCTGGTATATGGGCGGCGCTTGCTGGCCTATGCTGGCTGCGTCGGCGCTGTTGGCGGCGCGTCGTCTGCGCGCTATCCTCGCGCGGCTGTGAGATATGCGGGCAAAATATAAGGCGGGGCCGCTCCCGTGCGTGGGTATCGGCTCCGCCTGTCGTTGTATATAGCGCTCTCGCGCCCGTCGTTGACCTGCGCGCCCTGTTGCGTTTCTCGCTGGTGTCATTTCACGCTTGGGCACTTTCGACGCTCTCGGGCGATTCTGTAGCCTCGGCTTCAGTTGCTAAAAGTTATATCTTCCTTTCCCTCTTTCCCCCTCAGACTCCCCCTATTGCTCTATCTATCAGGAGAAGTATAAACTAACTAGTTATATCTAGTTATATAATCTTTACTTCTACTGTAAGATTAATATTTTATTATATAATATTCTACCGCGCGTATACGCGCACGCGCGCGAGGGGAATTGCGAGGGGATGATAAATCCTGGAGAAACAAGAGTTTTTCTCGGAAAAACTCGAGTAAATCTCAGAAAAACTACGTGGCAATGCCCGCCGTTGCAGCTTCATGGCGGGCGTTATTTGCTTAAAGCAGGTTTTGCCGTCAGGCACAAAGCAGAGGGCAGAGCCGCGCCGGTTGATTGTTGCAGCTCTGCCCAATTGCGTATATACGTCCGTCGCGCTCCACGTTGAGGCGTTGCGGGCTCGCGCGCGGCTTCCGGTATAGATTCACATTTTCGCACTTCATCGGCTCTGAGACGATTCTAGCGCCTCGCTCGTTAATAGCGGTTGTATATCTGGCCGCGGCTTCCAACGTCTATCACGTATACGATTAATTCGCCGTTGTCGATCGTGTAAATGATTCGATATCCTCCAACGCGGAGCCGGAACAAATTTTCATGGCCTTTCAGTTTCTTTATATCCTCGCCATCTGGTAATAGCTACATAACAAAATAAGCCGCCAGCGCTCGCACCGCTGACGACTTAGACCGATGGACAAGGGGCAACGCCCCGCCACGTTGCCCCCAGTGTAACACAACCGGCGGAAAAAATCAAGGAGGAACACCAGATGAACAGAAATGTTGTATTCGCCAACGCCGTGAAGCTCCCCGAGCGCGTCGCCGTATATGTCCCCGGCACATGCGGAGTCGATGCCATAACAGACACCAGCGCATGGACCGACGCGGCTGCCGCCGCGCTCTCCGAGATGTTCGGCGGCGCGACCGTCGTCGAGGCTTCCGGGTGCTGGATGAGTGACGCCGCCGGCCTCGTCAAAGAGCCTGTTAAAATCGTTTACGCCTACGGCTCGCCCGAAGATATCGAGGCGCACGCCGACGACCTGCGAGACCTGGCCGAGCGCATCAAATCCGCGCTTAATCAAGAGGCGGTAAGCGTCGAGTATCGCGGCGCGCTCTATCTGGTATAACAGCCTACGCGGACGGGGCGCTAAAACTCGCGCCCTGTCTCGCGGTCGATAAAAGTAATCCGCAAATCACAGCCGAGCGCGTCGGCGATCTCTTGTAGCTCGCTTTCGCGGAAATCGTCGCGCTTGATTATCTGGTAGAAATTGGATGTTGACTTGTGTAATTTCGCGGCAAGGTCTGACAACGGAATATCACGATAGCCGCAAATCATTTTGATAATCTTTGCTTGCATCTGCATCACCTGATTGCACTATAGCAGACAATCGCCGCGAACGCAAGCAAAATATTATTTTTAAGTTATAAAAAAGCACTTGACAATAGCAATATGTCACGCTATAATATAATTACAAAATAACAAAAGCGAATTTTAAAATGACACAAGAAGCCAGGAGGAATGGTCATATATTATAGACTGCCTAAGAATAACCCCACCTGACGAGAGCCGGACGGCATCCGGCCGAAACCGCCCTCCCGGGCGGTCGTGGGAAGCCACAGAACAGCGAGCCCGTAACACGCGGGCCTGAACAGAACAGGAAGGAGCCTGGACATGAACACAACAAGCATTAAATTTTTCTGGAATGGTATCAAGGTCAACGGCGAGAAGAAGCTTATCCGTTGCTTTTACAGCCTCGACAATAACGCCGACGGACGCCCCAACGTGACGATCTACGCCCGCGACTGCGAGCGCCTCCCGCGCGACGTGTTCGTCGTCCATAACGACACCGACTTGTACACCGACTACTTCGACGACGATAGCGCCGAGCTCACGCCCGAACACCCGCTCTATAAATACGCCCGCGCCGCCGCGCTCAAGGCCGCCATGCGCGGCGAGCCTGAGTATATCGCAAAGCTGCGCGCAGGGCTCGGCCAACCTGGCGGTTTTTGTTATGACAGCCGCAAGGCCGAAATTGAGCGCAGAGAGCAGAGGCTTGCGCAGTACACCGCCGAGCTTGCAACGCTGCCGCAGGGACAGCCGACCGCGGCGGACCTCGCAGCCGTCGAGGCGATGAACACCGCCGCCGAGTCTGCGCGCATTGCCGCAGAACAGGCAGAACAGCAAGCGCGAAGAGAACGCGAGCTTAACAGGCGCGTGGAGGGCCGGCGTCTCATCGCCGAGGTAACAGCCGAGCACCCGCTCGAGGATGGCGCGCCGTATGTGGAAATTCCGTTCTCAGAGCACCCCGCATTTTATGACTATGACGCAGAACACCCGCTCAAGCTCTCCGTAACAGCGGCGGAAATTATACTCGGGCGACTCGACGAACAGCGCTGCGCAGAGAACGCCGCCGAGGGCGGCGGAGGCTACGACAAAACGGATTTTATCATCCATTACATCCGCGACGGTGAGGCCGGAACGTATGAGGGCCGCTATGATCTCGGAGACGGTGACGGCGGATTGATTGAACACATCCGCAGCTTTGGGCGCATGTATAGCGAGCGCGGCCGCTTTGGCAACGGCAACGTGAGCGACGAGGATAAGGCCACAGGTGCCGAGATTGGAGCGCTTGCCGACTGGCTGGACAGCTTCAGCAACAACGGCAAAGTTATCCACGTCGAGTTTGCGCCGTGGTTCATCCAGGCGCTGGAACAGCATCACGAACAGCAGCGCCGTGAAATGCAAGAAATTTTCGACGCGGTCGAAATGCTCACTGACGACCAGCTCGAGGAAGCCGTGTTAAGCATATCACCCGATGATACGCAGCGGCTGGACGTTGCCCGCTTCTTCCTGCAAAAACTGATGCTACGCGACAGGACACGAGCGCTCGAGGTGTTCAAGCGCTGGCAAGGGGCGGCCGGCTGAACAGCCGCCCCGCCGTACCTGGCGAAAGCGACACAAACGCTTGACGCTATCCCCTATGCTTAAAGCAGAACAGACTGCGCCAGAACAGGACAAAATAGAACAGCGCAAGCCAGCCGCCTGAACAGGCGCTCGCAGAACAGCGAGCCCGCAAAATGCTACGAAAAAATAAATTTTGGAGGCACTACCATGGATTATTCAAAAGCTCTCAATCTCGCCCGCTCCGCCCTCGAGTCAGCAGAGGACGCGAAGGAATGCGTCATCGCCGCCGATCTCAGCAAGCTTTGCGAAATGCTCGAAATCGAAATTCGCGCGACAGCTGCCCGCTCGGCGAAGGTACAGAACAGGCAGCGCGCAGCCCTCCGGATTCTCAAGAACGCCGAGAAAAGCACCTCGAGCGACTTCTTTCATAAGGCATGGCGAGACGCCGAGGGGCGCCAGTTCGTTTGTGACGGGTGTCAGGCTGTCGCTCTGAACACCCCGCTTCCTCTTCCCGAGAACAGCGGACCCCAGCCGGCCCTTGAAAAAACAATTCTGGCTCTTGATTGTCCTATGACCCCGCTTGAATTCCCCTATTCTTTGGCGGAGCTCAAGGGATTCAAAGCTGTTCACGACGCAGGACAGAAGAAGTACGCCGCCAAAACACGCAAGCCTGGATACTTCACTTTCGGAGAAAATGCTCCGGATGTCAACATCGATTATCTTATAAACACGCTGGAAATCCTGCCGAACGCTCAGCTTAGTTACTCAGAACAGCAGGGCAAAAATTCTCCCGTCTATCTCGGAAGCCCCGACGGGTGCGGAATTATTATGCCGATCAACGTAACGAGCGGAAACTACGTCAACGCCTGAACAGAACAGTAGAAAAATTTTTGTGCGGAGGCTCAAAAAATGAACATTGACCTTGTTTTCAATCCTGAAAAATCAGATGTAATGCGAAATTACCGGCATTGGGATGCCACCGTCAATGGCATCTCAATAGGTTATATTGCTCAGGGCACACGGCTCCGCTATTCCGAGCGCGAGGACAAATCCTTTTATTCTCACGCCGTCCGCCCGGAATACAGCGACACCTATTGCATCAATCGCGATCAAGTCTCGGCCACGCTCTACGGTGCCAAAAAACTTTTGGCCGACCATTTTGAGCAGCGGCCGGACGTATTGCGCCGCATCATCGCCGAGGCTGAGCAGGGAGCCGCACAGCCCGTAGCATTTCTCCCCGAACAGGACCGGGAATTTTACCCCACGCCGGCGGCGCTCGCCGGCCGGATGGCCGCCATGGTGGAGTGGTATAAAATCAAGACTGTGCTGGAACCCTCCGCCGGAAAAGGCGACCTTCTGGACGCCGCGAAAAAGGCTGCTGAGCGTTTTCGCTACCGCCACGAGCTTGACATAGATTGTATCGAGATTGACCAGAACTTGCGGTATATTCTCACCGGCAAAGGCTATCGCGTAGTACATGATGACTTTTTGACCTATGCCACCAACAAGCGATACGACCTAATTCTGATGAACCCGCCGTTTTCCAATGGTGACGCGCACCTACTCCACGCCATGGACATGCTGGCCGATGGCGGCCAGATAGTATGCCTACTCAACGCCGAAACATTGCGCAATCCATACACCAACCGCCGGAAGGTGCTTCAAAACAGACTCGCAGAGGTGGGCGCGGATATCCGCTATATCAAAGGCGCCTTCCGGGACGGCGAGAGGAAAACCGATGTTGACGTCGCCATCGTATGTGCCAAGTTAGCCAGCAAGCCGCAAAGCTCGTGGATATTTGAGCATATGAAAAAAGCCGAGCAGCAGGAGGAATCAACTTCTGGTGCAGGCTCCGAAGCCCTCACCTCCGCGAGCTGGATTGAAGCCATGATAGCCGAGTACAATTTTGAGTGCAACGCCGGCATAGCTCTGCTGAATGAATATCAAAACTTGATGGTCTCGCTTCTAGGCAACACAGACAATAGCTTAATCACTCTGAAAATAGGCGGCGAATCATGCAATGATATCCCCCGTAGCGGTATCAATAATTATCTACGGCTCGTGCGCGCGAAGCATTGGAAGAAGCTCCTGAACAGACCAGAGATCACCGGCAAACTCACTTCTGAAATGTCCGTTGAGTATCACAACAAAATCAGTTCCATGGCAGACTACGATTTTACCGAATTCAACATTCGTCAGGTTATAATCGACATTAACAGCCAGCTCGCGGACGGTGTCGAAAACTCTATCTTATCTCTGTTCGATAAACTCTCCGAACAACACTCATGGTATCCTGAGTGCGAGAAAAACATCCACTATTATTCCGGCTGGGCGACCAATAAAGCCCACAAAATCAACAAAAAAGTCATTCTCCCTGTGCATGGCTGCTTTGCCAGTTCGTGGCGTTCAGAAACTCTTGATACATACACCCGTTACGGGATCATGTCAGATATTGAAATGGTCCTCAATTATCTCGACCGCGGCGAGACTCCCTCTCTCGATATCAAAGGGGCGCTCGAGTCGGCTAACAGTCGCGGACAGACAAAAAATATTCAGTTCAAATACTTCAAGGCCACTTTCTATAAAAAGGGAACTGTCCACATCACTTTTAACGAACAGCGCCTTGTTGATGTCCTCAACATCTATGCTTCGAGGAAAAGAGGATGGCTGCCTCCGAACTATGGGCGCACAGCCTATTCCGACATGACAGCAGAGGAAAAACTGGTTATAGATGAATTCCAAGGCGCCGAGGCATACTCCAAAGTGTGCAGCGAGCCAGCGTATTATCTTGCCGATATTTCCTCGCTCGCCGCGCTACCAAGCGCTTGACACATTGTCCAGCGCAGAATAGAATTCCTTTTAGAGGTGGTTTTATGGACAACGAAAAAATT